AGAAGAGATGTCTGATGTGATAGAACTCGGTTTTGCCAAAGTTCGTTCTAAATAGTTGTAAAAAGAAAGATAGATGTCGGATTTATTAACAAACTTAGGGGGACTTCCAACTGATCCAGCCAAGAGAAGTTTGGCAGAAAACTTAGGAGGAATTCCAACTGATCCAGCCAAGAGAAGTTTGGCAGAAAACTTAGGATTAACTCCAAACAATGCATCTACGGTGGTAGACAAAGGAAAAGTTCCTGTACAGCAAAATACTAAAGAATCTGATGTTCAATTAGCAGAACCAAAGGTTGAATATAATCAAAACTCAAAATTTCCTTTATTAAGATATCCAAAATTCGACATTTATGAAGATACAGACTATTTAAAAATTGATGTGATGAGGTATGTTCCTCTTGGATTTACACCCGGAAAGGATGTTCTAACAAATGGATTGAGAAAATCAAAAGATCAATATAAAGGAAAAGATCCTTTGGGGTCAATACTTTTACCAATACCTCAAAGTATTTCTGATACAAACTCTACTGGATGGGGACAAGATAGTATTAATGCAGGTGCCGCATATGCAATGGGAGTAACTAATGATGTAATAACAGGTGATAATTTTTTTGGAGGAATAATGGGTGCTATTAAACAAGCAGGTGTAGATATTGGAAATTTAGCACAAGATGGAAGCACTAGAGAGGCAGTAAATGCCGGATTTGGTGCTGCCGCGGCAAATCTTTTTGGTGGAAACACTAGTTTTGAAGGAGTGCTTGCAAGATCAAGTGGACAAATCTTAAATCCAAATACAGAATTATTATTTAATGGTATTAAATTAAGATCATTCAATTTTACATTTGCTTTAGCACCGAGAAATAAAGATGAAGCAACAGATATAAAACAAATTATCCGAATTCTTAAGACAAATATGGCACCCACCACAAATAGTGGTGGTAGTAAGGTTACGGGATTATTTTTAAAATCTCCAAATGTGTTCCAACTTACATATATGAAGGGTGCTAAAGAGCACCCTCACTTAAATAAATTTATTATTGCCGCACTCACCAATATGCAAGTAAATTATACTGCCTCAGGAACTTATGCAACGTATGATGATGGTATGCCTGTTTATATGACAATGACTTTATCATTCCAAGAACTGAGTCCAATATATGCCGAAAATCAAGATAAATCAGGAGGAATGGGTTTCTAATGTCTTACTTCAGAGAACTACCAAACGTAGAATATCAATCATTTCTTTCTGATGCAATTTCATCAAAAGAATACTTAACAGTCAAGAACTTATTCAGAAGAAATAAGTTGCGTGATGATTTACAGAATGTTTTTACTATTTTCAATAAGTATGAGATAGTTGATGGTGCAAGACCCGACACAGTGGCAGAAGAATTTTATGGAAATGCCGAACTTGATTGGGTTGTTTTATTAACAGCAGGTATTATTAATGTAAGAGATGAATGGCCTCTATCAAACTTTCAACTATACCAATATGCTGAACAGAAATATGGTGTAGAGAATTTAACTAATTTTTATAATTACGAAACGATAGAAGTCAAAGATTCAAATGATAGACTTATTCTCCCAGCAGGTAAAGATGTCAATGAAGACTTTACTTTGAATTATAGTGATAATGGATCTAAAGTTTCTTTATCGGCAGTAGATGTTAGAAGAGGTATTACTAACTGGGAATATGAAACTCGTAAAAATGAAGAAAAATCCTCGATCTTTTTACTGAGACAAGAATATTTACAACAATTTTTAAGTGATATGAAGGAGATTATGACTTATGGTATATCCTCAGAATACGTCAATGAATCACTGATTCGCACTGAGAACACTAAAGTCACAATCCCCAACTACTAACTCAGTCTTCTGCTAGTTTAGCAAAGTAAGACAGAGTATCATCATCGTCATCTGTGTTTGTAGGAGTCAGATTATCAAGTTCTTCCTTCATTGACTGAGGGACAGGATTTGATTCTCCACGATTCTGCTGACGGAAGTCTTCTTCCTGCTCAACAGTCTCTTGATCTTGGAACTTGGGAGAACCCTTGATACCAAGAACATAGTCAAGACGCTTCTTCAGGTCATCATAGGACTTGAACTGATCTGCATTGGTGAACTCTTCCAGAGAGAATTCCTTCTTCCAGATTGCTTCCATTGCATCATCATCTTCAAGCAGTGAGTCCTGACGTGCGAACTCTGAAGAATCATAGTTACGATAACCGGCAACGTTCTTTGCCTTCAGTTTGAAGTTAGCACCTTGCCAGAAGTCGAACGGATCGATTGCTTCCTCGTCCTCGAACTCGGGTTGCATAGCAGCAGTGATCTTGTCAAAGATCTTCTTACCGAACTTATACAGCATCACCTTACCTTCATTGGAAGGATTGGTGGGGTCCTTGACCACATAGATGTTTGCGATGTAGGTCAGTTTACGCTTCTGCTTACGTGCTGCTTCCTTACCAGCATCGGTGCCGTTGTTCCACAGCATCGTGTTGTATTCAGACACGGGGTCCTTCTGACCCAGAGTGGTCAGAGAGTTCTCAATATACCATCCACCAGGACCCTGGAAGGCATGGGAGTACAGTTTGACGAATGGGAGATCTTCTCCATCAGGGGCAGGGAGGAAACGAATAACGGCATAACCATTACCGCCTTTATCTACTTCCAGTTTCCACAGACGATCATCGCCTGAACTGCCTGCATTATTCATTTTTTCGACTTCCTTGACCAGTTTTTGGGTCAGGGAACCCAGTTTGGATTGCTTCTTAAGGTCAGCAAATGACATTAGGATTACCTCGGATTAGTTGGATGTGTTGGATTTACTTGGATAGTTTAGCAATGATGCTCTCAGTTGTCAACGTAGTCTTTGAGAGATTTGATTGTGGCATACATGCTATTGAATAAGACTTGCATGTCGGTTTCTGGTGGGAAACCCATCATGGCAACAGACTTACGGAGATTCTCTTTCATCTCGACCGCTTGTGGGTCATCAGAAAGAGACAAACGAGTATACATTACTCTTTGTTTCTCTAACAAATCTGTCAGTATTTCAATGTGCTCAAGTTTGTCATCACGGGTCATTTGACTGAAAGACAGAAGACTTCCGTAAATCTTTTCTTGCATTCTATTAATTTCATTCAGTTCATCCTGAATGATTTCAGATTCAAAGAATTCACTCATCTACAATTTCCCTTAAAATCTTTTTAAACTTGAATACATCAATATTTATGAACGGATTATATTTTTTTATTTTTAGACTGACGGTTTCCCATACAGGATCTGATAATTTCTTATCAAAATTTCCGCAGAAATGGAATATTCTTTCGTAGACCACTAAGTTTTCTAGAGATAGATTCCCTCCTAGAAATGCTTTGAGAATTCTCGGATGTCCCTTGGAACAATCGAATAGACTCTCCAATTCGTTCTGTGAGAGTAATTCGCTGCTTTGTTCTTTGAACAAGTAGGTTGAACTCTGCCGTCGTTTCGTCCACTCGGCGTATGTCCTTTCTCCAGAATTGATAATTTCTCCAATCCATAGGTTTTGTGGGTTATCGGCAGCAGTAAAATTGGAAACAAGAAAGTCTACAATTTCTTCATTAGAATATTTACGTGAAGTTTTCTCGAACCAATACTTATCTTTCCTTTTATTGAAGGAAGTCATACTGGCACGGGTTTTTGCTCCGTATTTGAAGAAATCGTATTTTGGGTTTGTGAAGTGATTTTTGAGTGACAAATAATGTTGATAGGTTTCAAAGGGAGTCACGATCATAGGGGCAATTTTGCTCTTGAAGTTGCTTTCATAAAATTAAGTCTCGTAGCATCCCATTTAAGTTTTTCTTTCAATGGTTTTGATACAAGTTTCGTTACTGATTCTACTTCAAGTTCATTGAGTTCGCAATAATGAACGATAGCATCAATGTAATTGATTTTTTCTTCGGCAACAATCTTTTCAATTTCTAGAGCAAATTTAGAAGGTGTCAAAAATTTACTTTGAATTGCCTGTTCTAGTTCTTTATTCGGTTCCATAGAGTTCCAATTTATCTCTAACAAACTTTCTAATGTATTCGGTAAGAAGTTTGATGTACTTTGATTTGTCTCGTTCTTCGTAGACGACGCATTCTCCATTTTCACAAGCCATAATGATTACAAGTTTTTTGACAGAAATACCTGTCAGTTCATACAACATACAACCGTATGCCATACATTGTACGAAATAGTGGTCGATCCACTCTCGTGGTTTCGGTTTTGCTGAAGTCTTAAAGTCAATTATTGCTAACTCACCCTCGTATTCTGCAATACAATCGACGGTGCCCGCAATCCCTAACTGTTTACTATATAGGGAACCTTCCAGGGCATGAATATTATTTATCTTTTTTAACTTATGTTTAGAGATTTTAAACAAAAAGTCAGAGATAGGTTGAACTTTAGGAAGTTCTTCGTTTTTGAGGAAATACTCAGTTAGAGTATGCATATCAGTTCCACGGCTTGTGGCACGTTTTGTGATACGATCTGCTTCCTCATTACCAACCTTTTTTCTCCATTTAACAAAGATTTCCTTATTAAAATGACTGGTCACCGAAGTGATGGAGACCAGTCGGAGAAGTTCTTCTTCATCGGGGACAGAATAGTATCTCACCCCGTCAATAGTCTCCCTCTCAAGTTGAGGAAGACTAATATCAACATGATTAAACATTAAAAACCTGCTTCCATTTTTGCTGTAAGATATTCTTTAACAAGACCTGAACGGACAATATCATCAATTCCAAATTCAATTATATCAAAAGATGGCATTTTACGCAAGACGTTCATAAAATCAACAATACCATTTCTTTCATTTGCCTTATTCAGGTCAGACTGACGTGCATCACCACAGAAACAAATGCGTGTATTCTCACCAACACGAGTGATAATACTATCAAGTTCATGGAAGTTGAGATTTTGAAACTCATCAACGATGACAATAGCATTATCAAGTGTAGTTCCACGTAAAAAAGATGTGGACCAGAACTTGATTGATTCCTGCGACTTTAGATTGCCATAGAGCATTTCAAAGTCAGCATCACTAGGCATCTGGAACATATACTTCACCATATTCTTATAAGGAATCTGGTAGAT